AGCACGACCCCAAGCTGATGTTTCTAAGGTCATCATTTCAGCGCCTTTAGCAAAGCCTCTAGCTGGTACACGTTCCCAAGCCCAGCCACTTGCATAAGCCATCTTGTCGCGTTCAGGGTAAGCAAAGGCTTCACCATAAATGTATGTTTCGCCATTAAACTCCAGGACACCTTTATATTGAAAATGCAAAGTGCCCTCTGGGAATTTGTCGTAAAACATTTGTATTCTGTCTTTAACTTCAATGTAGTTTTTTAGATAATCCATTTAGTTCACTCCTATAAATAGTCCTTGAAATTCTTGCAATTGCTGTAGCTTGTTTTCACAATCACATTCCCTAAACGTGCATTGAGTTTTGTGATAAAAATACATTTTGTGATAAGCATCAGCTATTAGTTCTGATATTGGATACCAGACTTTATCCATACTGCCCCTCTCGTTAAAACGAGATTAAAGCAAAGGTGCGTCAAAACACGGGATTGAATTATAACAATTTGATAACGGCTTTAACGCCAGAGTTCGCCCTCAGCTATGAAAGAACCATCTTTATTAAAAGGCACTAGCTCAGGTTTAACTATGCCGTCTTGCTCGTACAAGATTCCAAAGCCTGCCTGCCAGTTAGCGTGCCCCTCTTTCATATAACGCATACCAGAAGAATTAAGGTCGCATAGATGCCCCACTTCCATACCCCAAAGTGTTGAAAGATTGCCAGCGAAGCCGTGACTTGCAGAGCTTATGCCCTGTCTGTGTGTGTGACCACAAACAACATTCTTACCTGTTCTTGTAGCTAGTCCAAGAGCTGTTTGTCCTGCGTGATTGTAAAGCCTACCCTCGTCGCCGTGACCCATAATTACGCTTTTAGCAACTTCTGTTAAAGACCTGTTGTAAGTAACTTTTATATCTTTATCGTTATATCCAAGTAAGTTTTCTATCTTAATTGCATCTATAACACTAAACGCTGGTGCGTGACGACTTATGTACTTTTCAATTCGTATTGTGTGATTGCTTCGTTGAATTTGGAAAGGCTTACTGCGTCCAATAGCACTACGGAATTCTTTGAGCAAGCCTTTCAAACCTATTATATTCTTTTGTAACGAACCCTCAAACTCTAGGGCTGTGCCTCTTGCATAAGTTGATATTGTTTGACAATCAAGCTCATCGCCAACACATAACAATTTATCTGGTTTGACGTAAGCTATGTAATCTAAAAGACTTTCAACGTAAGATTTCTTAATGTAAGGGTATTGTAAATCTGATATTACGACGTAACGTTTTATAGTTACCTCTTTCGTGTAGGTTTCTTACCTAACTGTGAGTTAATACTATCTATAGTACTACGAATTTTAACAACATCTAACTGTAGGCGTGTCACTTTATCTGCTAAAGAACTTCCACCATTAGGAAACAATTGAGATTTCATTTTAGTTATTTCTGCTGTTGCTTTAATGGTTAAAACAAGAATGGTAACAAGTAAACCAATGATGCCAATAAGTTCATTTATCATTGTCCGTCAAACCATTCTGGGTCATAGAAATCATCATCATCTTCTTCAGGTGCAAGAGTAAATTGGTATTTTTCTGCTGCATAGTTAATGATTCCAAATACTGAATGTTGTGGCATATCTTGGTTAGCAACAATCTTTATAGTTTTTTTACGCCCATCAAACAGTTCTAAGCAAGCAACAAAGCCTGTTATTAGTTTGCCGTCTTCGTGAGCTGTGTTAATGATGCGTACAAGTTCAGTAGCCATAACATCTGGTAATTCAATTGTTTGTTTTTTAGCTTTAGGTTTGGTCATATTCCGAATCCTTTTCCGTTTAAGTCCCCAGCTTTAGTAAAGGATATATGCAAATGTGATACGTGGGGGTTAGACCCTTTGTAGACACGCCAAGCCCAATTTTGACGTGGTGAGGCTATTCGGTGTTGATGAATAATGTAACTAAGTCTTTTGTCGCCCTTAAGTGCTATCATCTTTATATTCTCGGCTAATAACCAGGATTCCTTAGATGAGCCTTTAACAAGGTCTGCGTCAATATCTATAGCACGAACCCACCCATTTTTATCTGGGTTGTGGTCTGACTTGCGTGCGTTGTGTGAAGTGTCGCCTATCCAGCCATCGCTACGTTTATCGCGTTTAGGATACTTGGCGTTTATTTCCGAGCGTAATTGCTCAGCTGCTTTACTTAATCTTGGTTTTGGCATTAGGGTTCATAGCTCCCATTGAAGCAGCTACGACAGCACCTAATACAGCTCTGTAATCAAGGGCAAAGTCTGTTGCTTGCCAAGCTGCTAAGAAAGCAATTGCAGCTAAAGAAAATTGTTTGTGGTTAAAGGATTGCATCTAGTTCTTCTTTTGTTAGTCCAGCAATTTCAGCAAGTTTAGTTATTGCGTTTGCTCTTGCTTGCTTCTTTGCCTCATACTCGGCTTCGAGTAAGCGTTGTGTTTCTAATGATGCTTCTCTGTCAGCGATAAAGGCTTCTTTGTCTGCGCCTTTAAGTTCAATCACTTGGTCATCAATACCTATAAATATTTTTTCAGTTGCCATTTTTATAACTCCTATTTGTTAAACCCATACACACTCAGAGTTCCTGTTATGTTTCCTGCGCCACCAAAAATAGTAAAACCTGTAAAAGAATCATTAGATTTATGAACCCAATCAAATCTATCTATTCTTTGTAAATCTACGCCATTTGCTAATGAAACCCACGAACTTTGACCAGTTGTATGAACAGCATTAAAAGGATTTGATAAAAATAATTCGCCAGAACTAATTACAGTTGCGCTATTTGTAAATTCCCCACCAGCCCAAGAAGTTTGATTCAATGTTCTACCACCAGTAAGAGTTATATTACTGTATTCTAATCTTTGAAAATTATAAATCGAAGAACTATTATCTGAACCCGAAACCCTTAATCTCACTCTTAAATCAGTTGCAGTAGTGCCATAAATTGTTGAAACAACTATTTTGTAAGAATTATAAGTTGCACTAAAAACATCTGAAAATGATTGACTGGCTACTGCACTAAAACTAGTTGTATTCAGTAATACAAGACCTGACTTTTTAGTACCAAGGGCTGTGTTCATAGCTGTGTCAACAGCGTCCCCTAAATCACGGATAGCGTCTGCTCCATTTTTTACTAAATCAGTATCGGCAGGTGTTGGAAATGAATAATTGGTCGTATTCGGCATATCTCTAGTTTATCCTTTTCTTAAATAACGTCAAGCCATTGAGTTGTATTGTCAAGATTTTGCCACTGGGTTAAACTTGGATAATCTTCCCACTGAATATCCAGTGTACTATAGATTGAGTTAGATACAGACATAGTAAGTTCAAGGTTTCGTCTACCTAATGACCAAGTCCAGCCCTCAACAAAGCCCTCAAAGAACCCAGAAGATATAAGCCCTACTGGAATATTGTCCACATAAAGCAAAGTGTCCATAGATACAGCTAGTAAATCATCTCTAACAATATTGGTCATAGCATCATTAGCTAGGTTTACTGATACTTCTTCTAATGAGGTTCTAGGTGTTCCTCGAAAGTTAACAAAGTTTACAGCTTGTTCTTGGGCATCTAATTGTTGAGCTAATATGGTTCTTCTGATTTCTTGTAACAAACCATAATCATTTATTGACGTATCGTTTTGGGCTGCTTCTTCCAGTACTGGGTCGTCGTATTGAATGACAACGCTGTTAACAATGTCGGCTGTTTGTAGTCTTGTTTGTATATCGGCGTTAGCCAGGTTAGCGTCTAGTTCTATTAAATTATCTGAATAGTTAGTTATTCTTCGTTCTGCATCTGCATAACCTATTTCAAAATCTGTGGTGTCATATAAGTAGCCTAAGCCTGATTGTTGGGTTTCGTCTGTTAAGTTAAATGCTTGGTCTATTTCAGCTGTTCTAGCTAGTACTTCGTAACGACCTGGGTCAATTGTGTCTATGCCTTGTATTCCGTAATTATCCCAAGTCTCTGTAGTAAAATCGTTCCAAGTTTGTGTGTTACTTAAATCTTCCCAAGCAATAAACAAAGTTTCTTGCAAGATACGTTCAATGCGTGCGCCGTCTAATTCCTCTGGATAACTCACAGCACCAGCCGTACGTTTAACAAGTAAACCAAGTGCGCCTATTGCTTGAATTTGTAAAGTGTTAGGTTTACCACCTGCGCCAGCAGCTTCTAATCTGTTGTAAACACCTGAAACTTCACCTGTAAACAATTTAACAAAAGAACCTGCTGAGTTTGTAACCTCAATGATTACAACGTCTAGTAGTTCAACTACTGGGCTTGCACCATCTTTATTTAATAGTTCTATGTTGCAATAACTTGGTTGGGTTGCTTCAAAGAAATCGTTACGACCATAGGTAATTGTGCCACCTGAAAGTATGTCGGCTGTTTGTACAACACCTGCAATAGTGACCCGATAAGTTGGTGTATAAACTGTCATAGGTTTATCTAAAGCCGAAGTTGAAAGGTTTTATACCTGTTGTTTTAGTTGCTGTGTTTGTAACTTTTGTTATTGCTCTAGCTGTGGCTTGTGGGTCTACAGCTGTTTTAATGTTGTTGTTAACAATTA